CCTTTACCGACATCTCCGTCAGCGTAGACAGTGCCGATGGCGTGTCATACACTCGGTCGTGACGCCACACGAAGTTCTTGTAGCTGTCGTTGATGAGCAATTGGTCGAGGTGGAGCTGGTTGTCTGAGCCATTCACCAGCTTGGTTGCTGGTGGAGCGTAGAACTGCAGCCCGGGGTAGTCCGTCTGCAGCATCTGCACAGCGGTTCCCGTCTCCATGACCTCATCATTGTACCCGATTGGAATGTCGAGCCATGCGTTGGCGTAGTTGGCGTCGCTGTCTGGTACCCACTCGTGCTCGCCCTGCCAGTACTTGGGATAGTAGGTGAGCAAGGGGCTTCCGCCTCCGTCAAACGTGGTGTAGATACTGACCCCAGCGTATAAAGGCGCCCCAGAGGTCGAAGCGCTTGTGTACTTCACTGTACGCACGGGGCGCGAGAGACGGTACGTCGTAACGCCGTTGCTCATCTCGACCCGCTGCCGAAGCACAGCTACGTGGCCGTGGTTGTCAGTGGCAACACCGCCAAAGATGGGGTTTGCTGGATTGTATATGGTGTCGCCCGCGATGTTGATGCGAATCTGACCTCCGTTGCCTGCTGGCGCGATAGCCAGAGCCTGCTCGGTGAACTCCCCGAGGTAGTAGAAGCCGGCCATGTTGCCGTTCTGTGCGTCCGCGTCAGGGAAGTCCGTGGTCATCAGCGTTGTGATGGGGTTGAACTGGTTGTTGCTGTCTGAGCGTAGTTTGAGGATGTGCTGGCCGTCTGGGTAAGTGTACCCTTCCGCCTCGGCGTATATAACGTCCGAGCCAGCGTTCTCGTGCTTCTGGGTAGCCCCGCGGTAGGGGAACTGCCCGCGACGCACTGCACCGCGCTTAAATTGATTGCCAGCGGCCGTAATGTAGGCTGTGGTGCCGGTCTCTAGGTATGCGTTCTTGAGGAACACGCCATTCGACTGGCTCACCTTCGCAGACTCCAGTGACCCTCCAGAGGTAACTAGATACTGGATGGTGTTTTCAGAGGACACAGTGTTCTGCACGCGGTTCTTGGCGAAGTCCCACACATTGAAGTTCCCCTCGGCGAAGCAGATGCACGCGCCGATAGAGGTCATGATGTCCTCGAGGATGTCACGGCACGAGGTGAACTGAGCCTCGTTGTACTTGGCTACGTTGTTGAACTTGGAGCCGTACGTTTGGTCTCGTTGGGGGATGCTGTAGAACATCTGCTGCTTCATGTGCAGGTAGTCGAACACCCCGTGGTCGTTGCCACCCAAGTCGGTGTACAGGAAGAGGCCGTCAGCCTTCGTGGGCTTCATGAGCTCCCACTCCTTGAGGAAGATGGCTCCCGTCGTTGCGTACAACGGGTAGTATGGGAGTTTCTTCAGGATGTTGTGCAGCACCTTAATAACGCTGACCTCTCCGCTGTAGCGGTCTCCGTTCTCGTCAACGAAGTTAAACCCACTAAGCATGCCAAGCCCGTCCGAGGCCTTGAATGACATGGTGATGAACCCGTCCTCGATTACCTCGGTGGTCTCCTCGGCGTGAACCATTCCAGCCCACCACGGCGCCCCTCCCTTGCGGATGAGGACGCAGAGGTTGAACTCTGTGTTGTCTGCGTAGAGCGCGGGCATGATAACGGAGCGCACAGCCTCGTTGGCAATGACCGTGAAGTCACACGAGGAGCCAACCACGGGGGTGTAGTCCCCCGAGGTGGCGTCCCAGCCAATTTGAAAGCCGTCTGCTGCCAGCTCGACCGTGTGGTCCAAGTTAGCAGATGCACTCTCCATATCCCACAGCTCCAAAGTGAACGTGTCACCCGCTGAGTTGATGTAGTCAGTGTTAATTAGTCGTCTAGCCATAAATTCTGTAGTTTGCGTTTATTCCACGCTGTGTTGTAAATACTAAGTCGCTTCCAGCCACGGCTCCACGGATGTTGGTGGAGCGGAGTGGACTGACCACGCTGTCGAAGCCGAATCCAGACCCGATGAATTGCGTCAGGTTCTGGCCACGTAGCGCCTCTGTAGCAAGGCTGCCCAGCCCGGCACCCATGGCGCCGCCAGATACAATTGACAGGATTCCCCACGCAATCGTGAGCGCGATGACCTTCTTGATGATGGCGCCGAGTGCGTCGAGGATATTGTCCTTGAATGATTGTGCCCAAGTCTTGGACTGCGTGATGCCGTCGTAAAAGAAGTCAGAGAAGGCCTCACCGACGCTCGTGATAGTATCGCGAAGCTGTGCGCCCCATATCTCGGTCTTGTTCCTTGTGAACTCAGCGAACTCAATCCACTTCTTCTGCATCTCATCAGTCATGCTTGTAAACTCGTCCACAATCTCTGCCTCTTCCTCATCGTCCCACCAGCTAGTGTCAATTTGGTCGATGGCCTTCTGGGCATCCTCGATGAAGAAGTCCCATTCGAACGCCTTCAGTGAGCGCAGTAGGTCGATTTCGTCAGACGCCGCTTCGGCATCCTTGATGATGTTACGCTTCGCAGCTAACCACTGTGAGTAAATAAACTCAGGGTCTACTGGCGTGTACTTGAAGTCCGGGTCGGCGCCTCCGTTCAGCTCCTTAACCCAGTCTGGAATCTCTGGGCCGATAGCCTCTTCGCTCCAGAGGTCCTGCCAGTCCTTTGCTCTTCCGATGAGGTCGTCGAGCTCCTCATTCTTCTCCCGCAACAGGTCTCTAGCCTTTTCCAGAGCTTCCGCTGTCTTTTGGGTGTTCTTGGAAATCCCCTCACCTCGTCGCTCGTCTGCGATTTGGTATGAGTTCAGGTTGTTCTGCAGGTTGTTGATGCGAGTAAGGAGCCCCTCCCGCTGCTTGAGCAACTGAGCGGCCCGCTTCTGCGCTTCCTCTCCAACTCTGGCCTTCTTGAGCGCCGCCTCGGATACGCCGGCGAACTTTTCGATGGATTTCGTGTTGTCCTCTGCTGCCTTCGCGAGCTGCTCGGCATCGTAGGCCGTGGCGGCCAGAGCCGTGCCCAAGGCGATTACGCCGGCCAGTGCGGCGAAGATGGGGTTCGCGAGGAGTGTGCCTCCCAATACCTGAAACGCCAGTCCAACAGCTCCAATACCCAGAGCGATTGGCCCCAGTATTGCTAGGAAGCTACCCAGTGCCACCAACACCTTCTTGACAGGTGCGGGGAGAGTTGAGAGCTTACGGATGATGTCGGCGATAAGTGCGAGGAAGTTCTTCAGAGGGGACTGGATGTCGTCTCCCATGCTGATGGAGAACTCCTTGGCGGCCGACTGTACTTTCTTCAGTGATGCGTACAGGGATGTGTCCATCACGTCGGCAACATCCTCAAGGAAGCCGTCTGAGTTCCTGAGCGTCTCGAGGAGCATAGCGAACTCTACGTTCAACCCGCCCAAGGTAGCCTTCGGACCAGCGCCACGCAGACCGAACTGCTTGAGTTCTTCTGAGTAGGACTTAGTGCTATCAAACAGGGCAGAGAGCGATTCCTCGGCAGTAAAGCCGTCCTTTGCGAGCTGTGCGAGGATACGACGCAGTGCAGTACCACCACGCGAGGCGTCGAAGCCACGGTCGGCAAGGAGTGCGATGATGGCCGTGGTTTCTTCCAGTCGGAAGCCAGCGGCGGCAGCCTCGGCGCCAACGTAGTTCAACGCGGCACGGAGCTTCTCGGCGTCTACAGCACTGTTTGCTGCTGCGGTCGCGAAGAGGTCACCAACGAACTGGATTTGCTGGCTCTTGTCCCCCATATCTTCGAGGGAGTCAGAGAAGCGGTTAATTGTTTGGATGAGGAACTCACCTGAATCGGCGAGGTCCGTGTCCATGGCCTGAGCAAACTGCAGGACAGTCTCTTGGACGCCCTCGATAGTTTTGGACTCAAGGCCTAGCTTTTTAAGTGCCAACTGAAGTTCGGACACCTCAGTGGCTGTAAAGATAGTGCTCGCACCCAGCTCACGAGCACTGCTTGATAGGTTTTCGAATATCTGTGTTTGACCGCTCAATGCCGCAATCTTGCGCTGTGCAAGGTCGAACGACTGGGCTGTGTCAATAATATTCTTGGCAGCTAGGGCCAACGGTAGGGTCAGTGAGGCCGAGAGGTCTCGACCAAGGCGAAACATGCTCTGGCTGAAGTTCTTCGTCTTGCTGGTAGCCTTTTGCATGCCAGCCTGAAATTGCGACGAGTCCAGAAGGAGTTTCGTAGTTACAGTATTCTGCGCCATTAGAAGTTCTTAAATTGATTGAGCAGCTTATCAGCGTCCCCCTTCTTGGGTTGGCTGTTAGCTTTCTCGTAGGGATGAAATTGTGAAGGGGTTACGTTAGTTCCCTTCTTAGACTTGCTTTGCGCATACAATGCCATGAGCGAGGACGTGTGGTTCCAGAGTCTCTTGTCTCTTTCTCCGATTCCCCGCATAAAGGACGAGGCTTCGGCGAGTGTTGAGCCCCAAAAGTCATCAGGGCGCAGTCCGCCCCGCAGGCACTGATGATACAGTATCTGCAGGGAGACTGGCTCTGTGTCTTCGTCCCTTACTTCTTTCCCTCGGGCTCGTCTCCAGTTGAGAGCGCAGCGCCGATGGCTTCGGTGACCGCTTCCATGTCCCCTCCGTCGAGGATTTGGGCGATGAACATCTCTTTGTTCGCACCGAACTTCTTGCCATTTTGAACGTGCCAGTTGAGCACGCTGTAGTATGCGATAGATGGGATTGCAGTGAGCGGGTCAGCGGCAATCCATTCCTCAAACTTCTCCAGCTTGATGCCTTCGCCGTTGAGGATGAGGCGGATAGCGTTCATGGTGAACAGGGCGCTGTGCTTCTTGCCCTTAAATTCTACTTCGAACTCGCCTCGGAATGTGTTTTTTGTATTCATAATATGTGGTTGTTTATGTGTGAAAAAAAAGGGGGAGCACGATGACTCCCCCTCTCAGATTATCCTATGGATTAGGCTCCTTTGTACAGGTCTCCGTAGCCCTTGAGGGATGCAGAGTAAGTTGCCAAGTCGTCAACTCCGCCAGTAGCAGATACAGACTCGAGCAAGGACTGACCTACGTAGAATGCTTCGTTCGCACCGGCACCAGTGTCGGTGGTGAACTTGCAGATTACGAACTGCTGATTACGAGCAGCGTCAATCAAAGTGGTAGCAGAACCAGAACCAGTGGTCAGGTCGAGCAAACCGTCGATAGACATGTTCCAGCTAAATGCGCCAGAAGCGATGTAGTTGGTAGAACCACCTGCGCCGTTACGTGCAGCAACCTCGTTGATAGTAGAGGAAGCGTCGAGCGTAGAGCTAGTAGTTGCAGACAACAGAGACAATTCGCTAGTAGCGTCAGTCGCGTCAGTTGCGTTAGCAGCAACCTTACCGATTGCGTTGAAGGTTCCGTCAGACTTTACAGACAAGTAGTAGTCGTCTTGAGCGAGACCAGCGGGTGCGCCACCGGTAGTGGTGAATGAAGCCTCAACCTTTACAGTCAAGGGAGATGTTACGTTTCCGTTAAGGGCGTAGATGCCCATAGCGTTACTTGATACAGTAGACATAATTATGTTTATTTTAAAATGTTATCTAAATGATTTCATCCGCATTGTCTCCACGGCCTTGATGATGCCTGCCTTAGCGAGAGCAGCAACATTGCCGTTTTCAGCGCGGAATATAGAGTAGAACGGCACACGCTTAACCTTTCGAATGTGCCGGGCCGGGGAAGCAAAGAAGTGGGCGAGCCACCCGTTCGTTTTCCCCTTCAGTTTTGGACCAACGCGGCGTCCGTAGACGAACCGGCGCTTGCCCTTTATCTTCGTGTTTCCAAAGGGGTCCTGAAGGCGCCCCTTGTTCTCTTCGAGGTACTTATACATCGTGCCCTTGTTGATGGCGTTCTGCCAAGGCTTAACAGCTTTCTTTAGCTCTTTGTCCAGAATACTCTCGGCCTCTTTACCGGCCATGTTCATCTGAAACCTCTTCATTCGAAACGCGAGGGCATCGAGCTCCCTAGTGTCGAACGTTATCTTATTCTGTTTGCCGAATGTATTAGCCATTACCCGAAGCCTTGTATGTATGATGCTCCTGTTGGAGATTGGTTAGATTGGTCGTCACGCAGTTCAGCACGCACAACGTAGGCTTGGTCGCGACCTACAACCTGAATGGAGTAGATTTCGAACCAGCCTCCGTTGAATTGGATGCGGTCATTGAATCGCAGGTTTGGGAAAAAGCGAAACATGAACTCAATCTTCATCTTACCCGTGCGCTGTCCGTTGAGGTCTTCCTCGGACGAGCCCGCAGATGGCGAGCCGACGTAGCCGATGGATGACCAGCAGGTTCGGATGGGGCTGTATGACTTATTGAGCTGCCCTGTGCCAGCGTCGATGGATTCGCTGCACTGCTGGACCGTAATCTTATGAGTCAGGTCCCCGGCGCGGAAGTGTCGTTTCTTTACTGCCATGTTAGTACTGTCTTACAGAGTTTAAAAGGCGGTGAACGCCTTCCTTGATTTCGGCAGACACAGCGCCGACCGTCTCGGCCTCGCGGTGCATGTCGTAGTGACCCACTAAGAGTAACATAGCTTGGCGATACTGAGCTGGAAGCCCCTGTACGTTGTCGCCACCTTCGAACTGAACCTTGAATACGTTGTAGCCACGCTCGTTCAGGTCGTTGGGCTTACCCGCCCCCGTCCAGTCGATTGTGATTGGGTACGTTTCCGTGATATTGTACACCTTGGTGAAGTCAACGCCGATGTCCGCAGTTGCCATGCTGACCCATTGGTCTTGGTCGTTTAAATAGAGGATAGATTCGTTTACCACGCTCCAGCTCCCCGTAACACCCCGAAGGTAGTGAACCTTGTTAATGTCAGCCTCGTCCATGTAGACGTCAACCGTCGCCAGAATTGGGTCGGGGATTTCGGTCAATGAACCTGCCTGATTGGGGTCTTCGTGGAATGCCGCCGGTGCTGACGAGCAGAACACGCGGTTGGTAATTGATTCCATGTAGTCACAGGCCGCCGCTACGTATGCACGTATGAGCGCCTCTGCGTCGTTCGTAGCATAGCGCAAGTGGTCTCGCACTGTGCTCAACGGAACTAAATCCTCTGCGTAGTAGTTATGTTGTTTTATAATCTTCATTGCATTGGGATGTTAGAAGTGGAGTAGGGTTTCGAACCCCGTCGCTGGGTACTGCCATGCGGTGCGTCTACGCCTCCACTTGAAGGGGGAGCTGGAGGAGGCGCTAGGCCTCCCCCTTTCCCGATATATAGTTAGTCGCTATTACGCGCCAGTGATAGTCTGGAATGAAGCGCTGTTCAATACCTCAACGTCACGATATTCGTTAGCGATGATTCGAACAACACCGTCAGCAGCCAAAGTGTAAGGGTCAACAATCATGTTGAGTCCGCCCCACCGGCCAGTAACGATTTGGTCCTTGTCGAAGAAGTGGCACTTGCCAGCTCCTACTTGGCTTCCAACTGCAGTTCCGTATCCGATGATAGAAGTACGAGACTTAGGGTCGTTAGCGAACAAGTCGCCAGAACCAGCGTCCAAGCTCAAGCTACGGAAGGTACGGTATGCACCAGCAGAAGACAAAGCACGAACGTTGTTCAAGTCAACGTCAGCACCGAGCAACAACTCCTCGATGTCGAGTGGGTTGAATGAAGTGTACGCACGGTCAGTGTCGTTAGCTTCAATCTCAGTGATGATAGCAGCGTTGAAAGACTTGTCCAAAGCGCGACGGATGTCCATCTGGATGAAAGCAGCCATGTCGTCGCCAGACTGAGCGAGCATCTGCTGAGTAACGCCAACGTGAGCAGCGTAACGTGCAGGGCTCAAAGTAACTGGGCTGAACGCAGGCAAAGCCTCAGATTGAGTAGCGCCTTCAGTAACACCGCCAGTAGCAGCAGTCAAAGTGCCCTGAACTTGCATTACAACGTCACCTACCAAGTTGTCCATGTTACGGATGCCCAACTGAGCAGCGTAATCGTTTGGAGCGTAGTCAGCGACGATACCGCCGTCAACCTTTCCAACTTCACCGCCGAAAGCAGTGTTAGCAGCAGCACCAGCGCCTACACCCATAGAACGCAATACCATAGATGGGATGTTGAATCCACCTGATACGTTCACACCAGCGTTACGCATTTCGTTTGTACCCTCTTGGGTCATCTCGGCCTCGAGGCCAGTCAAGTTGCCTTTAGCAGCTTCCTTCAGGAACTTACCGAAGTTGAAGTCCTTAGCTGCGCGAGCTTCTGAGTCACCCAAGCCTTGTACTACGGCTGGGTTTGTGTTTGTGTTTTCCATTTCTGAAATAGAGTTATTACGAGTTTCCTCGGATTGATTAATTGTTTCTTCTTTGGGCTCCTCTTTCTTGGCTGGAGCTTTCTTAGCCTTTTTCTTTTTAGGAGCAGCCTCCTCCGCTTCCTCTACCTTGTAGACTTTGCGTTCTTCAGCTTCCTCCTCTTCTTCCTCTTCCTCTTCTTCCTCAGCCTCTTCAGCGGCGGGCTCTTCAGCCTCGTCCTCTTCAGCGGCGATGTCTTCGTTGCGCTCTTCCTCGTCGTTCTCGGGGATGTCAGCGGCTTCGACCTCCTCGGCTACTGCCTCGGCGACCTCTTCCACGACGTCCTCTGGGACGGCTGGAGCTTCGACTTCAGCCTCTTCGACTTCCTCACCGAGGGCGGCTTCCATAGAGCGGATAGCAACCTCCGTTGTTGGGTATGCACCTTGTGTAGTTGGTGATACGTCGAAAAGTGTTCCCACGGTGTTGATGGTCCGCAGGTTCATTCCGTCGCGACGCTCCCATGAGTCGTCAGCAACAGTGAAGCCAAAAGATGACGTTGATACGTTGCCCATGCGAATGTTCTCGGCGAGGTCCTTAGCGTAGGACTGTTCTCCGAGCTCAAATCGGTAGCGCAAACCAACCTCATCCACGCTCAACTCAAGCCCCTTGCCCACGCGGGCTAAAGGCATGTTCCAGTCGTGATTGAAAAGAGCAACAGTATTGCTCATGTCTGCACCATCGAACGCACCGCGAGCAACACGTTCGGCGAACTTGCCGCCGATGATTGTTTCGTCGTCGAATCGAGCAGCGTACCCTTCAACTACGACCTTGTCGTTGTCTTTGCGTACCTCGAAATCCGAGTTCAGAAACCGTTTCTCTTGGTTATTCATATTATATGTTGTTTATGGTGTTATGCCAAATCCTTCCAGTTGATAGCACCGTAAGCCAACGCCGCGTCAGACGCGTGGTAGCCAATGCCGAACTGGAGTACACTCTTGCCCCAACGGAAGGCGGCAACCGTCACAGCGTCGTTCGCGCGGTTGGCGGCGAGCGATGCAGTAGCGGCGTCACTAGAGAGGGCGACGTAAGCAGTTGCGTCCGTAGCCTCGATGTTGGAGAAGGTGTCCTTCAATGGAACGAGTAGGTCGGCTGCGAGTGGGTCAGAGCCCTTCTCAACCGTAAAGTACCGTACCGTTCCTTCTGTGCGTGGAGCGTCCTTAGTTCCAGCGGGGCGGTCAGCTCCACCAGCGTTTCGAACGTCACGCCATGCGTATACGTAAAAAGCCATTATTCTTCTTCTTTATTAGGTTTCATTTGATTGTCAACTCCCGGTTGCTCTTCATTATCTTCACCACCGTCGCCGTCTGTCGTCGGGTCAGGTTTCGCAGACACCACTTGTTCAGCGTAATCAGCCATCTTAGACAATGGTATTTGATTAAGTTGAATGTGATGTTCAGAGCCGCCTTCAATTGGCCCCAAGCCCTCACGCGCCCTAACCTCGTTGATTGAGTAGACGCCGTCGGTGAGCATGGAGTGGTAGTACTGTGCGCGGCTGGCCGAGTCTGCGCGGAGCAGGCTGTCGACATCGAACCGGCAGGACAGTGACTCGTCGTCTCGTAAGAGCTTGCGCTCGACTTCGAGTTCGATTCGTCGCACCCATGGCAGGATGGTCCCTTGGAAAAACTGCAGTACTTGTTGTTCATAGTTTGAATAAGCGGTGTTACCGTCCATGCCAATCATGGCCGGCGGGATTGAGTAGAAGCGTGCAATCTCCTCAGTCGCATATTTCTTGGACTGAAGGAATTGAAGCTGGTCGAGTGGAACAGAGAGTGATTGGTAGTTGAAGCCGCCACCAAGGATTGCAACCTTGTGTGCGTTTCCGCTGCCCATGTACTCTTGTCGCCACCGTTCAGAAGCCTGTTGCATCTGGTCGATGCTCAACGGCTCCTTCGTAGTAAGGATACCACCCAGCATGCCGCCGTTCTCAAAGAAGGTAGCGCCGAAGTTCTGGACGGACTTGGCCGTCTTCAGGTTCTGGAGCTGAATCTTCGTTGGTGACTCGCCTCGGAAGGCCTTCACCTCGAGGATGCTGTCGCTGGGGATAGGGGTTGGAGCCCCGTGGTATTTGTAATATTTCTTTCCTGATTTGCGGTCGATGGTGAACTCCATCTCCGTAGCAGGAATCCAGAACATCTCCTTGCGGTCTGGAGTGATTAGGGCGTGCCCGGTCCCGTACAGGAGGGCATCGCTGATAATCATCTGCCAGAACTCATACGCGCCCATGTGTTCGTTAGGCTGAACACCGAGTGTATATGATGCAGGGTGTTGAAAAAGCGGCTCGCTAGAGCCGTCTTTTTCGCGCTTTTCAACGCTTACGCCCATAGAGGCGATTGTATCTGAAATCTTGCTGACACAGGCGTAGACCGCTGCGAGTTGCAGACTGTCTGAGCCTTGCATGATAGAGGAGTTGCTCCCCGCATGGACCGCGCCAAGCCACCCTTGGGATGCGGTGGCAAACGTAGGGATGTTCCCCTTACGTTGTTCGCCGCGACCGAAGAGGCGCTGGAATATGTTTTTCTTTTCCTGTGACATGTGTATATATTAATAAAAAGCGTGGGGTAGTGCAAGTTTTACGACCCCAACACTTCCATGAAAAACTCGAAGTCTGGAGTATCGTCTTCTTCGAACGTGAGCATCTCGCCGACAGCCATGATTCCAGCTACAACACCGTCAATCTTGTCGCCCGATTTGGACTTGTCGACCTTGATGTTCCCGCTGGGGTCTGGCTTGATAACGACGTTGCTCATCATCCAGCGCAGTACCTCATCGCCGCCGTGCCATAGCTTGCCTTCCAGCGCGAGTTTCTCCCACGCTTTAGAGGGGAAGCTCATGGAGGCGTAGCCCTGACCGAACGGGTCGCACACCACTCCGTCACCGTCGAGGTCACGGATGAGGCTGAGGCTGTTCCAGCGGTCGTAGGCGATGCCCTTGATGTGGTACTTCTCCGAGAGGTTATCTGGGTCGTACTTGACGCGCCCGTCCTCAACGTAGCTACCGCTGATGAAGCGGCGGATGACGTTATAGTCCGTGACGTTGCCGTCGGTGATGTGTACGTTGTCGAACTCGTGGATTCTGGCGTAGATATGGTTGGCGTCCTTCTCCTGACGGCGCTCTACGGCGCGTTTGGGCAGGAAGTAGTGCACCTCGACGCCCACACCCTCGTGCGGGTCGCCTGTAGCTATCGCCAGAGCCGTGATGTCGTCCGTAGCAGCCAAGTCGAGGCCCATATAGGCTATCGGCTTCTCCGTCTTCTCGTCAATCACGTTACCTATGGCAGGTAACTGGCAGTTCTCCTCGCTCATCCATAAATCGTCCTCAACCCAGATGTCTTGCGCCCCAACGAACAGGTTGCAGTGCTTGACTTGGAACTCGGTGATGTTTCGCCCGCCATAGAGCTTCGCGTTGGCGTATTGCTTCTTCAAATACTCCATGGAGATGGATTGTCCGAGGCCTGCGTTGGCTTTCTTCCAGTTTTCGGGGTCTTCCCAGTCATCCCCCTCGTCAATCTCGTAAATTAGGAACAAAAGGTTGTCATTCTGGGCAGTTCCGTCCAAAACAGCCTTGCCACCACGGACAAACTCCGTCGCGACGCCGTCCATGACGAAACCGGCGGTCGAAATGGCCAACATGAGCGGTGATTTACGCGAACCCATGGATGAGGCTAGTACTCGATACAATTCACCGTCTTTCATGGCGTGCATCTCGTCCACACAGCCAATATTTAGGCTCAGACCGTCCAAAGTGTTCGCATCCGAGCTAATTGGGCGGATTACGCAGTCCCGAGGGCCGTGAATCTCCTGCCGATTGGCGTGAAAACGCTTCTGAAGGGGCTTAGACTTGAGCACACAACGGCGAATCTCGTCGAAAACCTCCTTCGCTTGGTCCCTTTTGGTGGCCGCAGTCACAAATTGACCCGCTCCATCGCCGTCGAGGACCGACATTGCGAGGATAATGGCCGCTGCGAGCTGCGATTTGCCCGATTTACGCGCTACAAAGAAGTGAGCGGTCGTAAAACGGCGCTTTTTGACGTCATCACGGTGTACCCAGCCGAAAAGCTGGCCCATGAAGGCGACCTGCCAGTCAGAGAGTATGAAAGGACGTCCGGCCCACTCCCCACGGGTGTGAACACAGACATCCTCGATAAATTGGACGTAGCGAGCAGCCTCGGTGGCATCAAACCGCCACTCGAAGCTCTCGTCAGTCTCAGCTCTGCCTAAATCGTCTACAAAACGCTGGTAAGCCAGCTTAATGTACTTACCAGTCGTGATTGAACCGTCGAGGACACCATCGACGTAGTCCCACATGCGGTTCAACCTGCTTAAATCAACCGACAAGGCCGTCGATTGCGTCCCCATCAGCCTGCTTGGTGTTGGCGTTGGCTGCGTTGACTGCTGCCCCGAGCATTCGGGCGCGGTCCATTGGGGATAGGCCCAGTTTGGCACTGAGCTTGCCGACCTCACCCTGCACCTTGGACAGGGCGGTCATCTTGCCGCTCACGTTGGAACTTCCGTTTTCGTACACCTGTACGATGTCGTCGATGGTTTGGATTTCCCGTGAGAGCATCACGAACATGCTGAGGTTCTTCGCCAGCATGGTAATTGTCACGACATCCACGGACTCAAGGAGCCCAGTGGTGTCGAGGTAGTCTAGCACCATAGTGAACATCTTCTCGCCCTCTTGGTCTAGAGATACGATAGGCTTGAGCGGGGTGTTTTTGGAAAGGTCTTGTTTGACGACTTTCGCAACCTCGGTCTTAGCCTCAGATGTAGCTTGGCGCATCTGCTGTAAAAGGGTGGATTTGTTTCCCATGATTATTATTCTCCTGTAATTTCAATTGTGAAGTCCAAGTACGCAGTGTACTCGTCTTCGAATTGGTATTCTAATCCCACCGAGTCAGGGTAGTACTTGTAGTCTACCGTGTGGCTGGGGGAAATGTTGATAGCGTCGGCGATTTTAGCGCCCTCGAACTCCTGCATGCGCTCGTAGAGCCTGTCTACGGCGGCAGTCATCACCAGCACGTTGCCGGCGCGTACGTTGATGCGGAAATCGTGCGTGGCGCGGACGCGGCCGTCCTGAACGCTCGTGCTTACGTGGCTGACGTGCTCAATCATGAGCAGCAGCTTACTGTACTCGATTTGGCGTCCTTGCTGGAAGGCGCCGAGCGAGGTAGCGAGCACCTCGTAGCCGAGGCCAGTCCCGAGGCCGCTGCCAGTGTTCTCTGCAATCCACGCATTGAGGTCCGACTTAACGGTCTTCACTGCGGTCTGCAGGTATGAATATCCTTTTGCCATTATTCGTATAAGTTAAAGTATTCGCAGATGACATCGGCACACTCCTCGAAGCCCTTGCAGATTTCAGCACGCCATCCTCGGTTGTTGAGGTCGAGTGCCCACTGCTTCTGCTCTTCAGAGGCGCGGCCCTTCTCGGTCTTGACCTCGATGGCCAGTCCGTTGTAGAAACCGCGTGGCTCGAACACGAGCAGGTCTGGAATGCCTTTGGCGTATCCAGCCTCCTTCATCTTCTTGGCCGTATGTATCGCGAGCCGCACTCCACCGACGGTTGCCGAGTAGAGGGGCTTGGGTTCAATTGATTCGAGCAAGCCCACCAGCGCGACCTGTATGTCGTGCTCTGGTGACTTGTTCTTTCGCGTCGGGACCTTCCCGTCCACGAACCATGTTTGTGGTTGCTTGTTCATCGTGTTACCTACGAGGGGTTACTCTTGATTCGCAGCGCGAAGGATGAGGTATTCGACTGCCGTGTCTTCTTCGTCGATGTCTACTTCAAAGTAGTGGTCGACTGTGTGAACGATGCGGATGTTCGTGTAGAAGTCGTCAGCCAAATCGGTGACGTACTGTTCAAACGCATCGCACTCCCATTCGGTCCAGCCGAAAGTGGAGATTGCAATAGTTTTGTCCATTGGTCATTTGTTTTTGTTTATTAATTTCTGTCGGAGGAACTGTACCCACTCATCGAACGTCTCGTAGAAAACGCCCTTAGCTTCGTAGCTGGCGCGGCGAGAGTTGCATGAGCGGCACGAGGCCACCAAGTTAGTTGGGTCGTAAGGTGAGATGTCATGTGCCTCACACTTAGCAAGCGGTATGATGTGGTCAACTTCCGTAGCTTCCGTCACCCGGGCCAGATGGAGGCACCATTGGCAAACCCCATCGCGGTGGAGTACTTGCTCTCTGGTGGCCTTCCATCTAGCATCCTTGTAGAAAGTAGAAGTTATCCCTGTGTGTGTCTTTCCTTCGTACGGCTTGACCAGCTCGTCCGTGCCTTTACGGCGGCGATTGCGGCCCTGCTTCTTAGCGAGCCACGGTTTGGGTCGTGCTTTTCTTCTTAGGTCTGCCATAGTAGTAGTGTTGTATAGGGGACTAGCAGGGGCCGAAGCCCCGTGCCGTCTTTAAACCCTTAAACCATGTCCCTTGCGGGATATATATAGTATACTGAAATCGCTGGGGTAGTGCAAGTCTCAGGCCCTAGGATGAGAAAATGACATGGGAACGGCAAACTTTCTTTCTATAGGGGAGAAATGTATATAATAAAACTTTTTATCTTCTAAGTCATTTTGTCATTCTGATACTCTGTATCCCCTTTGTTTACTGAAAAAACAATTTTTCCCTATGTCATCCTCATGTCTCCTTTTGGTCATTCTAAGACCATTTAACTCACCACGTTTCGATTGTTTTTTGGGAGTATGTAACTCCCTTTGGTCCTTGTCGGTGACAAAAAACCGCTTCGCGGATGACTTTAGGTAGGGGGCCGGGCACGGAACCCCCCCTCCCCCGTTTTCTGCCCGATATAAGAAAGAC